GAGCATCTGATTGTAGCGTAATTAAAGCTAAATAACACTATTAATTTAGTGATCAAAACTCAGATTGTCCCGTGTTCGATTCATGGTGGCTGGATATTCTCTTGTAACTCAGTTGGTTTAGAGTGTGTGGCTGTTAACCACAAAGTCGTAGGTTCGAATCCTGCCAAGGGAGTTTACTTTTTACATGCGCATCCCACATGTAAAAAGTATTCATAATAAAATATACCCTCATTACAGATGAAGGTAGACACTGTTCAGGCGCATTCTATAAGTGGTAATTCAACATCTTCTTCAGCAGCTGCGAATACAGTGGTATCACGGGACGGGAATTCCGATATACACGCCAATAAATTTCATTCGCAACACCTGTCGCTCACCCATGCCACCGCGTCGAGGACCGGCGACACAGTGTTTTATTCTTCAGATGGTAACACTGTCTACAAAAATACAGACGCCGGTTTCAGGGAATCCGTTGGTCTTAAAAACGTAAACAACATAGCGGCGACGACGGCGGCTACCCCAGACAGAATCGTACTTCGCGATACGGAAGGGGATATATTTGCGGCGGGTGTAGAAAGTGATAAAGTAGTCATTTCCAATGTTTCGGGTGGTGAACTATTTAGATACACAGATGGCACAAGAACTGTATATGGTGGATGTGATGCTAATCACCCCTGGTTTGGTACGAGTTCCGCTCATAAGTTGCGATTGGTAACGAATGGTTCCGATCGAATCACTCTCGATACTGGCGGCAACGTCGGCATCGGGACTAACAGTCCAGGTGTAAAATTACAAGTTGGGGGTAATGCCGAAACGACTCCGCAATATATCAGGATCAGGGGGGAGAGAATTAACCAAGCGGGTGACATTTGTGGTATTCAAATGTACAACTCTGTTAATTCGGGAGATAGAGGAAATTCAAGAATTATCAACTCAAGAGGAGCAAACAATTATGGTTCAGACCTTGAATTCTGGACAAATCCAGATAGTAACGTACCCGCGACTGAAAAGATGCGTATAACCTCAGAAGGCAACGTCGGCATCGGGACGACGACACCGGATGGGCCTCTCCACGTCTTCAAAGCAGGTGGTAACGCAGGTGACGTCGGTGGTGGTATCAAAATGGAACGTTGGGATAATTACGGGTGTGCTATTTGGAGTCAATTTCCGTCTGGTGGAACGGTGGATTGTATGGCTTTCCGGGTCACCAATAACGCATCTGACGCCTATGGCGGAACACCCCAAATGGTCTTAACGCACGAGGGTCGTGTCGGCATCGGGACGACGAATCCGGGTTTTGGACTTCATATTGGGCCACGAAACTACAACCACCTGTATCTCGCATCTAATAACAACGCGTACGGGTGGAAATTTGATACGGTAGATAATGGGGGCGGGGACGTTCCATTGCATATATCGCAGCGTCACAATGGCGGCGACACCGCCGTTATGGTACTGAAACAAGGTGGCAACGTCGGCATAGGGAACACAACCCCCTCCTACAAGCTCGATGTCGCTGGTGACATAAACGTTTCATCTGGTTCCGTTTTTAGAATAAATGGCACTGCCCTCGCAAACTCTGCTACGATTGCGGCGGACGACGTGAACACTGGAAGCACACTTGTATTGAGAAGTTCGACCGGAAATTTCAGTGCGGGGACTATCACAGCAGCTTTAAATGGAAACGCATCCACGGCGACGACAGCGGCGTCGTGTACTGGGAATGCGGCGACAGCGTCGTCGTGTAGTGGAAACGCGGCGACAGCGACGAATGCCGATAAACTGGACGATGTCCACCTAGACAACATTTTCAACAATGTGGGTGGTGCTCATAACAATCGCAGTAATTTTAACGATGTACCAGATGCGGGTTGTTACTATATCACGGGTTCCACAAATGGACCGGGTGTCAATGGCGCGACGCAATATTATGGATTCACACTCGGTCTGGGTCAACACGACCCTGTTGCGGCTGGTGCTAATAACGGTAAGTACGGATGTCAGATGTACTGGGGTAGAAATGTATCAAACCCATACATAAATGTAAGATACCTCGAGAATGGATACTGGGGTGGTTGGAACAAAGCGGCGGCGGGATATGCCGATAGCGCGGGATATGCGTCGAATGCCGATCAGCTCGATGGGTACGAAGCATGGCAATTTCTACGCAGTGATACCGACGACTCGACCACCGGCAGACTCGGTATCGGGACGACGAGTCCACGAGCCATACTAGAAGTAGCCGGATACGTCAGCACCAATCTCGGAGGTTATCCCAATTGGTACGGCAAAGGTGGCTACAGCCAAGACATTTGGAGCCGGGCTCAGGGAGCATTCAACGCTGGGTGGGGGATTTTCTCCACCTGGTATATAGGTACCCAGAGCGCGTTTGTTGCGTCGATGGGAACTCTGGCCGCGTCCGACGAGCGAATCAAGAAGAACATTGTAGATGCCGATGATGCGGAATGCCTAGAGACCCTTCGTCTCCTCAAACCAAAGAAATATCAATACAAAGATGCCATCAGACGAGGCGAAGAACCCGTGTGGGGTTTCATAGCCGGAGAGGTTAGGGAAACGCTTCCACACGCCACCCAATTGAGAACAGATGTTTTACCAAACATTTATGAATTGGTGAATGTTTCCTCCTCAAACGTCATCACATTCACGGACTTTAATACCTCTAAGTTGGAGGCAAATGCGACCACACTCATCAGGACCATGGGCGCCGACAATGAAGACCATGACATACATCTGGTGGAGGTCATAGACGAACACACCATTCGCGTGAAAGAGGACTTGACGGAGTGGATTGGGTCATTAGATGAGACCGGAAACGCCGCGGCTGGTAATCAACTTTTCGTCTATGGACAAGAGGTTGATGATTTTGTGTTCCTAAAAAAGGAATCCGTATTCACCGTCGCCACTGCGGCTCTCCAAGAGGTGGATAGACAGCAACAGGCGGACAAGGTGCGGATAGCTGAACTGGAGACCCAACTCACATCAGTACTCGCGCGACTCACCGCACTCGAAAATCCTTGAAGATAATGACCCACATGTAAAAGTTTAAAAAAAATAATAGCTTACTATAATATACAACATGTCTGGCGGAATCGCACAGCTCGTCGCGGTCGGCGCCCAAGACGCCCACATCGTCGGAAAACCAGAGGTCAGTTTCTTCAGGTCGAACTATCGACGACACACAAATTTTGCTCAAACGGTTGAGACCCAAGTTCTCCAGGGTAACCCATCCACTGGTAGCATCTCGACGGTTCGCTTCGAACGGAAAGGTGACATGATCGGATACGTTTACATCTCCAATCGCGCTGGTGATCCTCGCACCAAGGCAGAGTGGAAGGATCAAATCAGTAAGGTCGAGGTTCTGATCGGCGGACAAGTCATTGATGAACAAACCTCTGAATTTTCTCTCGAGATCGCTCCAGCCCTTTTGGGTCAAACGTATTCCAAGTCCCTCGTCGCGACTTCGGCGGACGCGTCGGCGTTTTACCCACTCCGGTTCTCCTTCTGTGAGAACGCCCAATCTGCCATTCCATTGGTTGCGCTCCAGTACCACGACGTTGAACTTCGAATCACGTGGGGTCCAGGCACTCCAGCGACCGACTCCGAGGTTCACGCACAATTCATCTACTTGGATACCGACGAACGTACGGCGCTCTCGTCTACTCCACAAAACATGCTCGTCACCCAAACCCAACGCGCTGTTCAAAGCGACTCGAGCATCCAGGAGCTTAATTTTAATCACCCCGTCAAATTTGTCACGAGCTATAAGTCGGGTGGTATCGGTGTTGCCGCGGGTGAAGTTCGTCTCCAAATTAACGGCACCGATGTCGGTGACGCGAAGAAGGCGCAACCCCACTACACGTCCGCCTCTCTCTACTACCACACCCCATTCGCGGCACTCAATAACGCGGATAACAAACGTTTCTTGTATCCATTCTGCCTCGACACCTCGAAGCTCCAGCCAACTGGTTCGCTAAACTTCAGCCGTCTCGATTCGGCGCGCCTCTTGAGCACATCGGGTTCGTTTGATACCGATATTTACGCTGTCAATTATAATATTTTAAGAATCGAAAATGGTATGGGTGGTCTTACCTACTCTAATTAATTTACACACTACTAGTAAATGTTACTAAAGTTACTATTTTTGTTGGGATTCATATTTGTTTTAACGTATGATCCAAAATCTGGGACATTAAACAAATATGTAGATCCAAAACTTTCAGCCGAAATGCCGAATGCTCCATGTAAAGATGGACATTACAATGAAGTTCAATTCGCACAGAAGGGATATATATGTCCCGAAAATGACAAAACACACATGGGTGTCATACACGCTTAAAAGAATAACTCGTTTTTATTACACAAACATGCTTTCATTGGACAGGGAAACGTTAACCATCGTCGCACTTATTGTGTGTCTCGCTGCTACTGCGTATCTGTATAAGGAATTTGCTCAAGCAAAAACCGAACTGGTGAATATCAAAAATTTCTGTAATAAACTCGCGACTCCACAGCAACCACCGTCACGCACACCCGCGAAGACTATCTCTATCAAAGAAGAACCGGTGACTGAAACCGATACAACCGTAATTGGAGACTCCACCACTGCCGAGGTGGAGAATAATTAACATATCCGATAATTATAACTTGCGACATCGCAATGAAAAAATATAAAGCGATCGCTATCCCAGTTACGTTTAGTGGTGATAAGCCCCGTTTCTTAGTTGTCAGAGATAAAAGATTCAAAGATTGGATCTTTGTCACAGGAGGGTGTCGTCGACGAGAAATCTACAACCCCCTTCGTTGTGCGTTGAGAGAGCTTGAAGAGGAAACACGTGGAGTCGTTTCCCTCAAGAAAGGAGAATATACAGAGTTTAAATTTAT